ATGATATTGAAACATTAAATATTTTTCCTAATTTTTTTCATTGTACTGATAATTTTAAATGTGAGTATTTAGGTTATTGTAATAAAAAATGTAAGGTTAATAATAATTATGAAATAAAACAATTTATTTATGAGGAGTTAAAATAATATGGTATACAAAAAGCCTTTACTAAAAAAGAATTTGTTTACTAATTCATATAAAAATGTTGAAATGGTTACAATAAAGTCTACAATACCGATTTTATCCTTACCGAAAGAAAAATCAACAATATCAAAAAATATTTCAGATTACTGTTTAATGATTTACGGAGAAGGTAAAATTGGAAAAACATCTTTATGTGCCCAATTTCCAGATAGTCTGATTTTAGCATTTGAACCAGGAACATCATCTATAGAATGCTATGTATTAACGATGACTAAATGGGAAGACTTTGTTGATACAATCAGGTTATTGAAAAAAGGTGGCCATAAATATAAAAATGTTATTGTTGATAATGTGCAAATAGCATATAACTATTGTTCTAAGTTTTTATGTGACAAAATAGGTATTGATGGCGCTGGAGAAGCAAAAGATTATGGGGTAACTTGGTCAAATATAAGTAGAGAGTTTACATATCAAATAAATACCATTATTAATTATGGAATAAAACCAATTTTTACAGCACATTCAAGAATAAAAGATATAGAGTCATTATCAGGAAATAAGTATCAAAGAATTGAACCATTAATTTCTGGTCAATTAGCGGAGATATTAAAATCACCTGTTGATTTATTAGGGTATTTTAATTATTATAAAAATAATAGATATTTGACAATAAGAGGTAGCGACTATATTGATGCAGGTACAAGGATGACTAAATTTTGGCTCGCAAAGACAGGTAAATCAGTTATTAATATACCAATGGGTAAAAATGAAAAAGAGGCGTATAATAGTCTCATAAACGCTTTTCAAAATAAACAATCAACAAGTTTTGAAAAGTTAATTTAATTATTTATTTACAATAAGGAGTTTTTATTTATGGTAAAGTCTAATGAAATCAACTATCTGTCAAGGCTTGAAGATATGCAAGAAACTTACAGATTAGTGAGGCAACAGTCAAATGATGGTAGTGGTAGTATAACTATACCGAATGGGGAGTACATTTGTAAAATTAAAAAAATTACATTTGGGCTTTCAAAAAATAAAACATCAACCAATATTTACAGAGTTTTTGTAATATCAGAAGGTGAGTATAAGGGGGTATCAGCACGAGATGTTATAAATATAAATGATATTGGGCTAATGAAAATAGCGAATTGGTTTGAAATAATGAATCTTACCGATTTGTTGCCTGAAAAAATTAAGGATTTGCCGAAAACATTTGATGAGGTAATGACTTATGATATTACATTGAAATTGTCAATAAGTCATTCCGGTCAATACCTAAACATTGATGTTAATGAATTAATCGATTCAGAAACTGAAACTGAAACTGAAACTGAAACTGAAACTGAAACTGAAACTGAAACTGAAACTGATACTGATACTGATACTATAATAAATTTCAGTAATATGTCAAGAAAGGAATTAAAAGAGTATATTGCAAATTCTGATAATGAAGATGTTGGTAATATTAAAGTTACCACAAAAATGCAGGATAGTGATATAATTAATGCTATTGAAAATGCATTAGGTACTGAATCAATTGTAAACAATGATACTGATGAACTAAAAGAAAAAGCGTTGATGTTATGCGAAAGCATTGGTCTTTCTTATGAGGTTGATATGGAATTGGATCAACTTCTGGATACAATAAAAGAAGCTGAACTGATAAGAGATAAATTATCAGAAGAAGATATAGAGATCCTGGGTGATCTCGAATTATCTGAATTTATAAAAGATGAAGTAAAGATAAAAAAATCTATACAAAAGAAACCTTTACCAAAAAAGAAATAGTGACATTTATATTATGAAAAATAAAATCACCCATATTTGCTTTGACTATGAGACAACAAAATTATCACCATATCTTGGTGGTAAGGTATTCACATACATACTATTTGACGATATGGGTGATTTTTTTATTTTTGACAGAGAAGGAAATAAAAATTTTAAAAATGACTTACAGATATATTTTAATGACATTAACAAAAGTAAAATATGTCATAATTTTAAATTTGAATTAAAATATACACAATTTACTGGGATTTTTATTCCAGCGAATACAATATGGCATTGTACGTTAATTATGTCAAGATTATTAAACAATTTATGGATGCGGCACTCTCTTGATATATTAGCATATAATTTATGTGGTTATCCTGTTGATATTGATAAAGAGGTGGAAAAAATAGGTAAAAAATATGGTTATCATAAAGTACCAAAAGATTTAATGTATGAATATCAACGTAGAGATGGTGAACGCGGAATGTTATTATTTAAAACATTTTATCCATATATAGAAAAAGAATATTTACAACAGTATAATGAAGAAATTGAAGTAGCAAAAATTGCAAATGAAATGGAAAATGAAGGTATTTTAATTGATAAAAAGAAAACACTTGATTTAATAAAATGGTTAGAGAATGGGTTATATAAGTTGGATTGTGAAATATATCAAGAATATGGAGAACATTTGAATTTTTCAAGGCAAATTATTTGTAAACGTATTTTGGAACTGAGATTAAAAAAGAAAATAAACACCACTGAGAAAGATTTTATACTTGAAGAAAGAGCAAAAAATCCTATTAAAGAATTAGATTGGATTATTAAAAAACGTTCATACACTGGAGGGAAAACACTATTAAAATCATATCTTGATTTTTGTGATAATAATGGAAAAATACATACTAACATAAATACAATTCAAGCAAGAACTCATAGGCAATCAAGTAGTAAACCTTCTTTAATGAATATGAGTAAAGAAATATCATTAAAAAATTTATACCCTATACCTTCGCGTAAAATAATTATACCTGGGAAAGGTTTTATTTTTATAGATGCGGATTGGAAAGGTATAGAGATGCGGTTAGGTGTACAAGGTACAGGTGCAAAAAGATTAATTGATTTACTTTGTGATGACTTTGATTTTCATACAGATTGTGCAATAAATTTTTATGATAAAAATTTTACTAATGAAACTAATGAAAATATTAAATCAATGTTAAGAGGTGCAGCAAAACAAGGTAGGTTTGCTATGTTTTATGGCGCTGGGATAGATGTTGTTGCAACTACTTTACAACTACCAATGAATGAAGTAATGGTAGGGATTGAACGCGATAAAGAAAAATACCCTGAATTATACGCTTTTATGGATGAATGTATACAGTTTGCAAAAAAACATGGTTATGTATATACATTTTTTGGTAAAAAATTACAAGTACTTAAAACCAAATGTTATGTGGCAACAGATTATGTTATACAAGGTACTGCTGCTGAAATAATGAAAAAAGCACAAATAAGGATTTTTGATTTACTCCAGAGAAAATGGAAATCAAAAATTAAAATGGTTTTACCTATACATGATCAGTTATTGTTTAAATATCCAATTAACTTAATGCAACATAAACAGGAATTTATAAATGATATTAACCCACTAATGACAAAATTTAAGGAAATTACTGTTCCATTAGCTGTGGAATATAAAAAGGCTTTGTATAATTGGAATGATTCAAAGGAGTTAAATTGAAAAAAAGGGTTAAACGACCAGATTTAATACGTAGTATTTGCTCTCTTGTTAATTTACCAATGGGTAAAAAAACATATTCATATTTTACAAGAAAGCAGCTTGTAGAATTGAAATTATTTTTAGATAATATTAACAAAGAGAATAAAAATGATAAACAAAGGGATTAATGCTTTTATACAACATGGATTTATACAAATTGATGAAGCTGATAATCAGATTTATGGTAATTGTATTTTTTGTAAAGATGAAAAACATTTTTTTATTAATACAGATAGTCATAAATGGGATTGTAAAAAATGCGGTAAACAAGGGGGATTTTTAACATTTTTAAAAGACGTGATAGAAACATCTAATAATACATTAAACTTATTATCAAAAAATAGATCTATAAAAGTTAAGACTTTAGATTTATTTAATATAAAAATTAATGAAAACAATCAATATTTAATACCAATATATTCCAGAGAAAATAAAATAATAAATATAAAAATATTTGACATAGAGAGAAAAATATTTATAAATACCTCAACATGTAAATTAGAGATTTTTAATTTACAACATTATAATAATGATTATGAGGTTATTTATCTTTGTGAAGGTGAATGGGATACTATTGTCATTCAAGAAATGATTAATGAATTAAAATTAAAAATTAGTTGCCTTGGTTTACCTGGAGCGAATAGTTGGAAAAATGAATGGTTAGAATTTTTTAGAAATAAATCAGTTTATTTACTATTAGATAATGATGAAGCAGGTGAAAAAGGTAGAGATAAAATATTAAATATTCTCTTTCCAGTGTGTAAGGAGATTAAATTTATTATATGGAATAAAAAACCTGTTGGTTATGATATAAGGGATTTATATAAAGATAGTCAATTAAACTGTAAATCATTGCATTTAAATATAAAAATAAGGTGTAAATATTTTGTACTTAATGGAAGTAAAGAGAGTAAAATTATTTATGGTAAAAAAATTAATTATACAAAAATTTATGAGGTTTATAATAATTGGCTCCATTTAAAAAACAATGATATATTAGATATATTGTTTAGTGTTGTATTAGCAAATAGACAACAAGGTGATCCAGTGTGGTTATTTTTAGTAGCACCACCAGGATTTACAAAAAGTGAATTGCTAATGAGTTTTTTAAATTGCAATAAAATAATTGCCATAACTTCATTAACCTCTGCAAGTTTAGTATCAGGGGTTGGGCAAGGTAGTAATGATAATTCATTGATACCGAGATTAAATGGTAATATACTTGTATGTAAAGATTTAACTGCAATTTTAAACATGAACCCTGTTACAAGAGATGAGATATTTGGTATATTTAGAGATGCGTATGATGGTAGATTAGATAAACATTTTGCTACAATGGAGAGGCATTATATAAGTAAATTTGGTTTTATCGCTGGAGTAACACCGATTATTGAACAGTACACTAATACATTTACAGCTATGGGGGAGCGGTTTTTAACATGGAAGGAGTTTTTACCGGATGATACGACGGCATTGTTAAGGCGTGCTATTTTAAATGTTAATAATGAAATTAAAATGAGAAATGAATTGAATATAGTATCACAGGAATTTTTATTACAAAAATTTGATACTTTACCTGAACTGAATAATAAATATATTGATAAATTAATAGCATTGGCTCAATTAGTTGCGAATTTGCGATCAAGCGTAATAAGAGAAAAATTCTCAAAAGAAATCACTAATAAACCAATACAGGAGCTTGGTACACGATTAGTCAAGCAATTTACGAAAACGTTAATTGCTGATGCACAATTTAAAAATAAAAAAATAACAGATGAAAATGATTATGTATTGGTTAAAAAATTAGCTTTGCATACTATACCAACATGTAATGAAAATATTTTAAAAGAAATGTATTTTAATAACAATAAAAGTATTGACGTTGAATATTTAAACAATATGTCACATTTACCAAATATAACAATACAAAGGTGGTTAGAGAATCTGACATTAATGAAAGTATTGACAAAGTATAAAATAAATGTATTAAAATATGGTTGGAAATTAAGCGATAAAATTAAAAAATTATTAGATTTTACGGAGATATACAAAAATGATTAAGTATTTAACTATTACAATGGGTGATTTACGTAACAATAAACCATTGACAATCGCACCTGTAAAAGTAATAAATCTTTATTATTATAAAGGAGTA